GCACGTAGCCCCGGCCTCGTGCCTGCGTAGCAAGGCCGTCAGATGTCTGGCCGATTGCTAGCAGTCGCAGAAGTCGGACACATCACACTGGCACCACTCGGCACTCATCTCGCAGTAAACGCAGTAGGTGCGCTCTAACCATACGCCTTGTGGGATTTTCCCACAGCACTCGGCCAGTGGGCGCATAATCTTCTCTATCTGTTCCAGTAGTTCCATCAGGTCTTTGTCGCTGTCCATACCTAAATCTTAGTCCACCCCACCCCAGGCCGACAAATCGTTGTATGCTTTCAGAATGTTCAGACAACTCCACCGTAAGAAAAAGCTTGACATTATCGCTCGCTCACTGGCCTCTTCTGGTATCCCCATTTGGGGTGGCATTCCAGAACGGATAGTCAAAGACCTCAAAGCAAACGGCTACACGATAAAGAAAAAGAAGTAAGAGAGCCCCGTCTCTCTTACTGTTCTTCTTCTATTGACTCGTCTACCCCACCCCAAGTGAGTTCGCCCTCATTGACCTCACAAATGTCAATGAGGTGGTCAATGTATTTGCCGACAATCGCCCTAGCACTCTCTCTGTCCTCTGCCTCAAACTCGTCAATGAACAGAGAGATTGTTGCGCTGTACTTCTTCATCAGTAGTCACACTTTCCGTAGCGTCTCGCCCAAATGCGCTTTTTCTCCCAAGTCCGAATACGGTCAGCGAGGGCAACTGCCTCTCGTGCGCTCATCTCGTATCGCTTTGTTTCCAGCCAGTAAGAGAGGCGAGCAATCTCCTTGTCGCACTCCTCTACTGTTGGGAGTTCGCTAATCCATTTCGCTGTTGATGTCATACCCATACCTTAGTTCACCCCACCCTTAGCCGACAAGTTGGGACTAGTCGTAGTCCCAATCTCTCGGAGCGTCTGTGTCCCAATCCACCGACTTGATACGGGCTACTTCACGGAGAGCCTTGATGACTGGTGCTGTCTCACCGTTCTCCCAAGAGAGCGTGTGGGCGAAGCGGAAAGCAATCTCGCCTTCCCGACCGTTGGGCTGAAAGTCAAGCCAAGCGGTTGGGATTGTGAACTCCGTTGCTCCTGCGAGACGGAGAATGTTGATGAGTGCTCCGAACACTTCCGCACCGAAGCGGTTGTCGTACCACTCTGCGATGATTGCTGCTTTTGTTGTCGCTGTTGTTTCCATACCCAAACCTTACACCGACCCACCCTTAGCCGACAAATCAGCCACAAGCGTTCTTTCTACGCAAACGGGGCTTGCGTAGAAAGAACGCCCCCACTGGAGGGGCGTTCACTTCCTAGAGGGCGACTGCTTCAGCGAGTGCCTTCCAAGCCTCGTGGAGGCTGAGGAAGACCTTCCTGTCCGTGTCGCTCCAGTCTTGGCGATGCTCGAAGGAGTTCATCACTTCCTCAATCTTGTTGAGCATTTGGTGGTTGGTCAGTTTTTCTGGTGCCGTGTTCATACCTCCACCTTACTCCGACCCACCCTTGCCCGACAAGTTAGCCATCGGGGCTCTTGTCGGGCAAAATGTTTCACGTGAAACATTGTCGGCCTGGGGTGGGTGATGCTAGGCTGTTCTTATGGAAACAACAGCGACATCCCCAATAGAACAAGCCCTTCTCCAGTTGGAGAAGTTGGACGACCAGCTCAAGCGTGGCAGAATCACAAAGAGCGAGATGGACGCCCAGCGTCTCGTCGTCTTGATAGACCTGCTCATCGCCAAGGGCGTTTAGCCCCAGCAATTCTCTCCAGTAAGCACTCAGTGTCACCCCCCGACACTGAGTGCTTCTTTATCTGTGAGCCCCGCCTCACAGATAAAGATTTGTCGGTTGAGGGTGGGTTGAGATAATGTTGAGAGAAACAAGCGAGCCGAGAGGAAAAGCGACTATGGGTATGGATGTTTACGGACAGAATCCTTCAAGCGAGAAGGGTGAGTATTTTCGTAACAATGTTTGGTGGTGGCGACCACTGTGGGATTATTGCGAAATAGTCGCACCTCACCTATGTAGTGAAGTGAGTGGTCATACCAATGACGGAGAAGGACTAGATGAGGAAGGCTCATTGGAGTTGGCAAACATTCTCCGTGAGGAAATAGAAAATGGTGGGGCTCTTGCTCATCAGCAGTCTTACTACGAATACATAGCAAACCTTCCCCGTGAGGATTGCGCTTTGTGTGAAGCGACTGGAATACGCAGAGACGCACTAGGCATTGAGTCTGGACATCCTGAGCGTGAACTATCGGTAGAGGTTCAGATTCTTACAGGTCGCACACACGGTTGGTGTAACGCTTGTGACGGAGTGGGCACAAAAGAATCGTGGGCTTCGCACTATCCGTTCAATGTTGAGAATGTCTCGCAGTTTGCTGAGTTTCTCTCAGAGTGTGGGGGTTTCTCTATCTGCTAATGATAGAGTTCGGTCTGCCACAGGGCTAGGGTTTTCGTCGCTGTTCCCCTAGTTCTGTGGCACTCTACTTTCTACTGAGCCCCGGTTGCTCGTTCCCACGCTAGGCGTTGCTCGTTCTCGTGGAGTGTCGCTTGTCTTTTGCCAATAGACAGAGTGTTGTCACCAAGTGAGCCGGGAATAGAAATTTGTGGAATTACCGGAAGCTTCTTTGTAGAGCTTTCCATTCTCTCGATAGTTGTCTTGAGTTGCTTGACGATTTGCTCGAGCTCGTCAATTCTCTTGCTGAGACTTTCTACCGTTGGTTCTTGTTCTAAGGGCATTCGCTCTCCTTTGTTTCAGAGAGTAGAATAATAGCAATGAGCACGGCAAGACTTGTAGACGACCAAATAATTCTCGATTTTCCCTACGACAAAGACCAAGTTGATGAGGTCAAAAAAATCGCAGGGGCTAAATGGGACAAGGTCTCAAAGGTATGGAGAGTTCCGGTTACCTCTATGTCCGAAGCAAGAGCTTTCGCAATAAAGCACGACATAGAGGTTGATACAGAGATACTGCTAATCACCCCACCGGTTAGGAAAGCTGTCAATTCCATTTGGCTAGAAGGCGATTGGATTTTTATTACATTCCCGTATGAGAAGGTAGTCATCAACAGCGTCAAGAAAATACCGTCTATCACTTGGAACGCAACCAAGAAGGCGTGGAGGGCCCCGTTGACATCGGCGAATGATGTCATCAGGTGGGCTGAATACTTTGACATTGAGGTGTCCGATGAACTAAGGTCGTGTTCAGAGAATGTCACAAATAATCTAAATGCTCTCATTGAGGCTTCTCGCTCAGTAGATGCTGAGATTTCTATTCCGTCACTAACGGCAGAACTTCTTCCTTATCAGAGGGCAGGCGTTGCTTACGCTTCCAATGCTCGCAGAACTTTTATTGCTGATGAAATGGGTCTAGGCAAAACTCTCCAAGCCATTGCCACCGTTGAGTATGTTATGGATAGTTACCCAGCAGTCGTTGTTTGCCCACCTTCTCTTGTTCTCAATTGGCAAGCTGAATACGCCCGTTGGCTTCCTAGTCGGAGAGTTTCGGTTGTAACGAACAGAAAAGAATTCCCCGAAAGTGGAACTTATGATGTCGTTGTCGTTGGATACAGCAACATTACCAAATGGGAAAAAGAGTTGTCTAAACATCGTTCCTATGTATTTGACGAAAGCCATTACTGTAAAACTGTTACAGCACAGAGAACCAAAAGCGCACAAAAGATTGCTAAAAGCGCACCAAAAGACGGAATTGTTCTTTGTCTAACAGGAACACCCGTTACTAATCGCCCGTCAGAGTACGCATCACAACTCGACATTCTTGGGAAACTAAAAGAATTCGGTGGTTTGTGGGGCTTTTATCGGCGTTACTGTAACGCTTTTCAGGACAGCTTCGGTCAATGGAACATCAGTGGACATTCACACCTTGACGAACTAAACGAACGGCTTCGTGGTGTTTGCTACATCAGGAGAACAAAAGACCAAGTGCTATCGGAACTGCCCCCTGTCATCCACAGCCCCGTATTGGTTGAGGGAAGTGCTGCTGCGATGAAAGAATACAAAAAAGCAGAAGTAGACATTATTCAGTATCTCATTGACAGAGCAAAGGAAATAGCGAGAGAACTTGGAGAACCCGTAGGGTCTGCTGCCGTTGTTGCTCGCATCAAAGCAGAAAGCAACGAACATTTAGTTCGCTTGTCTGTGCTGCGAAGGTTGTCAGCAAGAGCAAAGATGCCCGTAGTAGAAGAATGGGTAAAGCAGCGAATAGAAGATGGAAAGAAAGTTGTAATCGCTGCCCATCACAGAGACATTGTTGATGAGTTAGCAATGAAGTTCGGCAACCTACGCATTCAGGGTGGAATGAGCGTTGAGGAAGTAGAGGAACAGAAGAAGAAGTTCCAAACGCTGCCGGTAGAGGAAGCCCCGGTTATCGTGCTGTCCATTCAGGCAGCCAAGACGGGTCACACGCTGACATCGGCGCAAGATGTCTTATTCGTGGAACTACCGTGGACGCCTGCTGATGTAGACCAAACATACTCACGATGCCACAGATTAGGGCAGAAGGGAAGCGTGGTGGCTACCTATCTACTCACAGACGGCACGATAGATGAGGAAATCTATTCCCTCATAGAACGCAAGAGAAGCGTGGTCAATAGGGCTGTAGACGGTGGTTCACCCGTAGATGATGTAGATACAGCACAACTGCTGTTTGACCTGATGGGAATGTAGAAACTTGTCGGGCTGGGGTGGGTCTTGCTAATCTGTGTGTATGGAAATGAACAGCGAAATTGCCGAAACTGCCCCCTACATTATGTCGTATTGCGTAAATTGCGACTTGGAGTTTGAGCACGAGGGTGCTTGTGAGTGGGAGCAAGACTGCGAATGTGAAGATGACTGCGACTG